GCTTGTGTGCGCGGCTCGATGTCGTGGAAGCCGATCGCTCCATCGTCGCGCTTCTTCGAGATCCACTCCTGCCAAGAGTAGCCATGAACGCGATACATGGCCGCGCGACGGACAACGCGATGCCAGGGCCGTTCGAGGTCGTTGATGATCGAGTCGACCGTCTCCGCGATCTCTTCGGCTCGAGCCCCGCCATCCTCAGCGGGGACGACGGTCCACTTCGCCTTGCCCACCATGTTCAGCAGGAGGCGAACCGCCGCGCCGACGATCTCGACGTTGGCGAGGATCTCGCTATAGGTCTGCCACTTCTTGCGGCCCTTGAGCGCAGCGTTCGTTTCTCTTGGATCTCCCCGTCGTAGACGGCGACGCCAGCCACGCCAGCCCGCGATGAGGGACGGACACGCTTGCCGCCCTTCGGCGTGATGCTGGTTGCCTTCTTCGCCTTGGCTGAAACCTCAGCGGCGGGAGTGGAGTCGGGCATGGGGTCTGCGTCCTCTGCGAAATGCCGATTCGATGCGCGGGCGTCCGCGCGATCGAGACACCCTATCCACTAGAACCTGCGGGGTGATACTGGAATCTCAACGGGACGCTTGATCGCCAGCTTCGCGAACATCCGAGAAGCGGCGTCCGCCTGGTCCTTCCAAGCCCCCCGAGGGAACTCCACGAGCTCGCGAATGAAGTCGTCGTTCCAGTCGCCAACCACCACAAAGACGTTCCCAACGTCCGCCTGGGATGCAAGTAGAGCCGCCCGCGTTTCCTTGGATCCGGACTCGGGAGAGAAGTGCGAGAGGAACCCAAACAGCGCCGAAGCAATGTGGCGTTTTTGGTCCTTACCCGCCTGGCCGGGGTCCTGCGGGATCGACTGGATGACGTCACGCCCATCCTGCTCAGCGACCCGAAGCATCATCGCATAGACGCCCGAGGGCTCAAGCTGCTCCCGCTTGACGTCGAGAATCACGGTCTCCCCGGTCTTCAATCGGCACCCCTTCACGCCGGCGGTAAAGGCCGCGCGCTCGTCTTTCGTGGCCGCAAGGTCCCACCCCCGAACGACGGGCCCATCGATCTCGTCGGCGGTGGGCGGGTAGTCTCGGAATTTGAACCACTTCTCCTTGAACATGCCACCGCCACGGGGGACTGGACGCTGATCGAGCTGGCCGGCTTCGGCGTAGCTGCCGCCCTCCGAACGGAAGAATCGCTTCAAGTCTTCGACTGCCTTACGCGGGAATCGAACCGGGTCGGCAAGCTGCCCCTTCTCCGTTCGCCAATCAGTCCAGCGCGTCGACTTGTGCGGGTGATCGTGCGAATACTCCATCGGGATGCAGAGGTGCTCGAAGCCGAGCTTCTTTTTGAGGATCAACCCGCTCACGTCGTTGGTGTGGAGTCGCTGCATGATGACGACAGTCGAAGATCGAACCATGTCGTTCTTCCGCGTTGGCAGCGTCTCAGTGAACCAGCGCAGCGCCGAGCGCCGTTGAATCTCCGAGTCGGAGCTTTTCGTCGAGTGCGGGTCGTCAACGATGATCAAGTCGCCACGGTGCCCGATCAGCGCCGACCCAACCGACGCGGTCTGCTTCCAGCCGCCGCGCGTGTTCTCGTAGCGCATCTTCGCGTTCTGGTCGCCAGTGAACTGAAACGAATCGCCCCAGCACTCCTGGTACTCCTCGGAGCGCATGAGCTTTCGGCAGTACAGATTGTCGCGGATCGCGAGGTCGGCGGCGTAACTCGTCGAGATGATCCGCTTATCGGGGCGATCGAACGGCCCCCAGATCCACGCCGGCAAGAACACCGACGTCGCCATCGACTTGGAGAAGCCGGGCGGGACGTTGATCAGGAGGTCTCTGATCTGACCGCGCGCGACGGATTCCAAGTGTTCGAGGATCGCTTCGAGTGCAGGGCCCATGACGAGCTCGGTGCCGGGCTCGAGAACGTGCCAGAACAAACGGAAGAACTCCCTGAGCGATCGCGAGGAGAGCTCTTTCTTCACCGCCACGTTGACCTCGTGGGGATCCGCCTTGAGATGAAGGCGCATCGCGTCGACCTCTGGACCGTGCTTGATCTGCCTGTTCGAGTTGCGCGCGCCGGCGACTTGGGGCCTAGCCAGTTGGTCGGGAGGTCGCTTGAACTTCGCGGGGTCCTTCGGCTTCCTCGGCGGCTTCTTCCGTTGATTGCGTGGACTCATAGAGGACGGCGGTGATCTGCTCCAGTGAGCGGAGTTGGTCAAGGTCGAGTGTTGACAAGCTGGCGAGCATCGGCGATTGATTCGCAACGATCTTGGCGCGCACTTCGAGAACGTCGGTGGTGCTCCAGCGCGCGCGCGTGCGAAGCCAGAATTCGGCAGCCCTCATGTGGTCCTTGTGCTCTCGGTCGCACGCCGTCTTGAACACCGAGCCGGCTACCTTGACGGTTGCCTCAGCATCCGCGATCTCCAGCTCTGCTGCGAAGTGGCGGAGGATCGTGTCCCCGCTCACGCCCATGATCTTGCCGATAATGTCCCGACCCAATCCGGCGACGCCGGCCATCATCCGCACCTTCTGCCGATCCGCGTCAGTCGGAACGTACTGGGGCTTGCGGGTGGTAACGGGCTGGGCTTTGGGCATGTTCGATCAGGGCGCTGGCTACGCCAGGCGTTCGGCGGTGATCTCCTCGAACGTGCGACCGTCACCGGAGAGCGTCGCAGCTTCGCCAGTGAGATTCTGATACCTCCGAACGATCACGTCGATGTATTGGTGGCTGATCTCGATGCCGTAGCAACGGCGACTGAGCTGCTCGGCTGCGATAAGGGTTGTGCCTGATCCAAGGAAGGGGTCGAAAACCGCGTCAGTGATGTGAGAAGCGTGAGCGATCGCCTGAGCGATCAACGCCACCGGCTTCATCGTTGGGTGCTCCTCGGAGGTCGCGGGCGCGCAAAATCCCAGACGTTCGAAAGCGTTCGGTCATCGGTGAAGCCCTTCCCGTCCTCTACCCAGCCGAACCAACATGGCTCGTACTTGCTGTGATACTTGCCGCGCCCGAGAACAAAGCGATCCTTGTTCCAAACGATCGTCGTGGAACAGTGCAAGGCAGCATCAAGCACGCCGAACAGGATTCGCCCGTCCGGTCCAGAGGCACCGAAGACAAAGCAACAGCCTCGAGTCACCTTCTTGATGCGCTCGACGAACACAGAGCAAAACGCAGCGTAGTCCTCAGCGCTCATGTTGTCGTTTGCGATGAGGGAGCGCCCCCGCTTCCAAGTTGGGTGATTGTGACCGCCGTAATCCACGTTATAAGGAGGATCCGTAACGGTCAACTCCACCTTCTCGCCGTCCATCAACGTCGCCACGTCATCCGCACTGGTCGCGTCGCCGCACAACACGCGGTGCTCCCCGAGCAGCCAAAGGTCGCCAGTTGCACTGACCGCGACCTCCTCGACCTCGGGCGCTTCGTCCTCTTCGATCTCGCCAGCACCGGGCGAGCGGCGCGTGTAGCCATCGACCTGAACCTCGAAGCCGAGATCGACCAGCGCGTCGTCATCGAAGCCGAGCACCGTGACGTCGAAGTCGAGATCAACCAACGCGCCGATCTCGAACGCGAGGAGGTCTTCGTCCCAGCCGGCGTTGAGCGCGAGCTGGTTGTCCGCTAGGACGTAGGCGCGCTTCTGCTCCGAGGTCCAGCCGTGCGCAACGATCGTCGGCACCTCGACCAGCCCGAGCTTCTTCGCCGCCATCAAGCGCCCGTGGCCCGCGATGACCATGCCCGCCTCGTCGACCAAGAGCGGATTCGTCCAGCCCCACCGCTCGATGCTCGCGACGATCTGATCTATCTGCGCCGGGGTGTGCGTTCGTGCGTTGTTGCCGTAAGGCTTCAAGTCGTCGACCGCCTCGTTCACGACCCGCGTGGCCGGCCATTCCGCCTGTCCCTCCGGCGGCTTAGCTGCGCCTCGCACCCGCGTTCCTCCCTTGCCCGCCGCGTCCTTGGCCTTCTGAGCCTTCCCCGCTGCACCCTTCACGCTGCCCGCCGGTTTCTCGAGAACTGCGCCGTCTGAGGCCACCGTCGGCTTGCCCCTCGCACGCGAGCTCTCAGGAGCCTTCTTGGCTTCCTTGGCCTTCGAGGTCTTGGCCGTGGACTTCTTGCGGGTGGGGGGCTGGGTCTTGCGGGTGGGGGGCTGGGTCTTGCGGGTGGG